TAGTAGATATAGAATCTCTACTGGTGAAAAAACAGAAGACGGTGTAAGTCAAGAATACGTGTTAACACCTGAAGAATTAGATTCTGATTATAGTGAAGAAAGTGTCAAAAAATCATTTATGCCTGAATCTAAATTAAGGAAAAAAATTAAAAATTAAAATCAATTTAAATAAAAATAAAAGAGGTTTTAGGACCTCTTTTTTATTTACTAAATAAGAATGTTTTATTATAATTAAACAGATAACAAATTATTAATTAACAAAAAAAAGTAATTATGAGTGTACTCGATGCGATTGCAAAACAGTATGAAGGTAACAAATCTGGAGGAAGTAGTTCAGGTGGTTCATACGAACAAGATTTCAGTAAATATTTTGCTGTAAGATTAGAGGAAGGCACAGACAACGGAGAATCAACCGTTAGACTTATGCCACCTAAAAAAGGTGTTCACCCTGTTGTAAAAGAAGGTGATACACCATTTGATGAGGGACACTGGCACTCAATTAAAGTCGGTGGTAAGTGGAGAAAAATCTATTGTAGAAAACATAACGATGGAGAACATTGTCCACTATGTGAAGTTTCAGACGAACTTTTCAAATCATGGAAAGAAACAGGAAACAAAACAGACAAAGAACTAGCAACACAGTATTCTGCTAAAAAATTCTATTTAGCTAGAATTATTGATAGAGCTAATGAAGGTGATGGTATTAAATTTTGGAGATTTCCACACAACTATAAAGGTGAAGGAGCTTTAGATAAAATCATTCCTTTGTTTACAAAAAGAGGTGATATCACAGACCCTAGAGAAGGTAGAGATATTACTTTAATTATTGGTCGTGATAATAAAGGTTATGCTAAAATAACTTCTATTATGGCTGAAGATGTAGATGTTTTAACCGACCCTAAGTCAGCTAAAGCTAAAGAATGGATGGGTGATACAATGACTTGGAAAGAAATTTACAAGGCACAACCTTTAGATTATGTACAATTAATCGCTGACGGTGAGACCCCTACATGGGATAAAAATCTTGAGAAATTTGTTGCTAAAGGTGATGACTCTGATTCTGAATCTTCATTTAAGTCAGCTCCTAAAAAAGAAAGTACTAAAGTAAGTACACCATCTATGGATGATGACGATGATTACGGTGACGAAGATCCATTCTAAAAAATTAAAATATGGCTAAGACAAGTATTAAGAAAAAATCTTTTTCTTTAGATTCAGTTAAAGATAGATTTTCATCAAAAACAAAATATAAACCCGATAGATTTATTGACCTAGGACCCGTTTTTCAAGGAGCTACAGGTGTACCTGGTCCGGCTATTGGACATCTTAATGTTTTCTTAGGTCATTCTGATACTGGAAAGACAACAGCTTTAATTAAGTCAGCTATTTGGTGTCAAAAAAACGGAATTCTACCTGTTTTCATTATTACTGAGAAGAAATGGAATTTCTCTCACGCAAAAATGATGGGGTTTGATTGTGAAGAAGAATCCCCTGGCGATTGGTCAGGGTTCTTCATATTCCGTGATGATTTTGACTATATTGAACAAATCACTGACTACATGAACGAAGTATTAGATACACAAGAAAAAGAAAAGTGGCAACATGAAGATGGAACTCCGATGGACATTTGTTTCTTGTGGGATTCAGTTGGTTCTATTCCTTGTAAAATGACTTTTGAAGGAAAGGGTGGTAAAATGCATAACGCATCAGTTTTAGCGGATAAAATTGGTATGGGACTTAATGGTAGAATCACTGGTTCTAGAAAAGAAACTAACTTCCATACAAATACCATTGTATTCGTTAATCAACCATGGGTTGAATTACCAGACAATCCAATGGGACAACCAAAAATTAAAATGAAAGGTGGTGAAGCAATTTACTTGAACAGTACTTTGATTTTCTTATTTGGAAATCAAAAAAATGCTGGAACACAAAAATTGAAAGCCACTAAAAATAGTAGAAGTATTAATTACGCTACTAGAAGTAAAATTTCTATTCTTAAAAACCACGTTAATGGTATCGGATATCAAGACGGTAAAGTTATTGTGACACCACATGATTTTATTGAGGATTCTAAAGAGGCTGAAGACAGCTACAAAAAAGCATACGCCGATTATTGGATTGATATGTTTATTAAAAGTGGTGTTGAGGAGGTTAATGAAAACGACCTTAACTTCGAAGTAGAAGAAAGTGAACTCACATTAGATGAGGGAATTGATGGACTAGTTTAAAAAATAAAAATGAAACTTAATTATAATAAACTTAAAGAACTAAATGAGGAGGCTCTTATTGATAATGAGAGGTCACAATTAAGTTGTTATTATGTTATACAAATAGGTGTTGAAAAATTTTTAACAGGTGATGTAATAACAGAAGAACATAAAAACTTATTGTTAGAATTAGGTGTATTAGAATTAACCGAAGAAGAAATAATTAGTCAAAGTATTGTTGGACCTTTTAATTTTAAAAAGAATGGGTCTACGAATTCCTAGAAAATTAAACAAACGTACAAAAACACTTATTGTCGATGGTAACGTTCTTATGAAACGTTCTTATAACGGAGCTAAGAACGTTTACCATAAAGACAAACATATAGGTGGTATATTCGCTTTTTATAGTACGTTACGTAAAATAATCGTTGAACATAAAATTGACAAGGTTGTAATCACTTGGGATGGTGAACGTGGAGGTACTTTACGTTTAGATTATTACCCAGAGTACAAAGAAAATAGACCTAGATTCTTTGACCAAGATTACGAGATACAAAAGATTAGGGTAAAACAATATGCTGAAGATCTTTTTATTAGACAATATGAACACGCTGATGTTGAATCAGATGATTTAATCGCTTTTTATTGTTTAAATAAAAATAAATCAGAAGATGTAATGATTTACACTAATGATAGGGATATGTGTCAGTTAATTAATGAGGAAGTTACAATTTTTTTAGCGGATAAAAAAATGGAAGTAGGTGTTGGTAACTATGGTTGGTTTTTTGAACATAATTATCAAAACGCTGGTTTAATAAAAATGATTGAAGGTTGTTCTTCTGATAATATTAAAGGTATTGATGGAGTAACTGAAAATACATTATTAACACATTTCCCACAATTAAAAGAAAGAAAGGTAACCTTGGAGGAAATATTTGAACAAAGCAAATTAATCCAAGAAGGCAGAGGTAAATCACCTTTAAAAGTAATAGATAATATACTTAACGGAGTATCAAGGGGAGTTCATAGAGGACCATTTTATGAAATAAATCAAAAAATAATTGATTTAAACCACCCTTTATTAACAGAAGAGGCTAGAGAATCTATGAAAAATTTAATAGACTTACCATTAGATCCAGAAGGTAGAGAATATAAAAACGTATTAAAAATGATGATAGAAGACGGTGTTATATATGCATTACCTGGTGGGGAAAACGGTTACATAAATTTTATGGAACCATTTATTAGATTAATTAAAAAAGAAACGTTAAATTTTAAAAAACAAAAAAATGAAAAAATTTGAATTTGTGTTGTACATCAACAAAAACATTATCTGTCAAAGATACTTTACAGTTAAGAATTTTAATCCTGATTCACTTAGGTCAATGGAGGTTAAAGATTGTGTAGATAGATGTGTCAACATTATTGAAAGTGACTTAAAAGAAAAAACATCAGATTATTTACATAAAAGTTATAATCCTTGGAAAAAACAATTACCTGAAGAGATAGTGTCTGAAAATATCTATGATAACGAAGACATTTTTGACTTTGAAATTAAAGTTGATGACAAGTTACTAGTTAAAAAAGGGTTTACTGGTAATGTTTATCCACAAAGAATTAGATACTCTGTGGATATTAGAAAGATAATCCCTGCCTTAGTTAAAGAAATCCAAGAAACATTTTCTGCAGAAAATTTTAGTGTGGAATACTGCGGAATATCTTTGTAAATCGTTATTTATTATTAAATGTTTGGTATGAGTAAAGAGTTAACACTAGGGTATTTAGGATATAAGTTTCAGACAGAATTAATAAACCAAATATTACACCCAGCTAATAAAAAGTTTGCCGATAGAATTATTGATATTGTACATGCTAAGTATTTTGATAATGAATATTTTAGGTTAATTATTGTAACAGTAAAAGATTATTTTGAAAGATTTGAAAAAATTCCTGCTTGGGATACTTTAGAGACTATTTTAAAAGTAGAAATTAAAGATAAGATTACACAAGACTATGTTTTTGAGATTACAAAAGAAATTAGAAATCTAAATGTTGAGGATTGGGAATACGTACAAAATGAATCTTTAAATTTTTGTAGACAACAAGAGTTAAAAAAGGCTAATGACGCTGTTTCAAAAATAATTGATAACGGTGAATTTGGTAGATATGATGAATGTGTTGAAATAATGAAAGAAGCTTTAGCCATTGGAGCAGAAAAAGACGATGGCACTTCTATTACTGAAGGATGGGATACAGTACTAGAAGAAAATTTTAGACATCCAATTCCTACGGGAATAAGTGGTATAGATGAATTAACCGATGGAGGTCTATCAAGAGGTGAGTTAGGGGTTGTATTGGCGCCATATGGAGTAGGAAAGACGACCATTCTCACTAAAATAGCTAACACGGCCTATAACGTGGGAGCAAATGTTTTACAAATCGTTTTCGAAGACATACCTGATGTCATCAAAAGAAAACACGCAGCTTGTTGGAGTGGAATTGAATTAAATCAATTATCCGAAGATAAGGAGGCTGTTATTGAAGTTATAAAAGAAAAAACTGAAAACAGAGAAAACGATTTAGTTATTAGAAAGTTTCCTTCTGAAGGGATTACTGTTAACCACATTAAGACATATGTGAGACATTTAATCTCAACAGGGTTTAAACCTGACGTGATTGTTTTAGATTATATTGATTGTGTTGAATCTACAAGAAAATATAATGATGAATGGTCAGGTGAAGGCAACGTAATGAGAGGATTTGAATCTATGTTAGCTGAATACGAAATGGTAGGATGGACAGCTGTACAAGGTAACAGACAATCAATCTCATCAGACGTTGTAACAGGTGACCAAATGGGTGGTTCAATTAAGAAAGCACAAATTGGTCATTTTATTATGTCTATCGCTAGAACATTACCACAAAAAGAAGGTAATAGAGCAACGATAGCGGTTTTAAAATCTAGATTCGGTAAAGACGGAGTTTTATTTGAGGACTGTACATTTGACAACGGTAGGGTTTATATCGACACAGAATCTTCAGACACTTTCTTAGGTTATGAAAGAAAAGTAGAAGAAAGAAAAGAAGAAAATGCTAGAGAAAGAATAAAAATGGCAAGACTCAGAAAAGAACAAAGAGAAACTGAATCAAACTAAAAATCAAATAATTAATTAATTAAAAATTTAAAAAATGGAGTTATCTAATGAAATTTTATCGGACATTACTGTCTATATGAAGTACGCAAAATATCTTCCCGAAAAAGAAAGAAGAGAGACTTGGGAAGAACTTGTTACTAGAAACAAAGAAATGCATCAAAAGAAATACCCTCAGTTAAAAGAAGAAATTGAGGAAGTTTATAAAATGGTGTATGATAAAAAAATATTACCTTCGATGAGGTCACTACAGTTTGGTGGTAGACCGATTGAAATATCACCTAACAGAGTTTATAACTGTGCTTACCTACCGATTGACCACATAGACGCTTTTTCTGAAACAATGTTTCTTTTATTAGGCGGTACTGGTGTTGGATATTCAGTTCAAAGACATCACGTAGAAAAATTACCTGAAATCCAAAAACCAAACCCTAATAGAACAAGAAGATATTTAATTGGTGACTCGATTGAAGGGTGGGCAGACGCAATTAAAATTTTAATGAAATCTTATTTTGGTGTTACTTCTTCTACACCTGTATTTGATTTTTCAGACATTAGACCAAAAGGAGCTTTGTTGGTTACTTCTGGTGGTAAAGCACCTGGACCACAGCCACTAAAAGATTGTATCCATAATATTACAAAAGTTTTAGACGCAAAAGAAGATAATACAAAACTAAGTACAATAGAGGTACATGATATTGTTTGTCATATTGCTGATGCTGTGTTAGCTGGAGGTATCCGTAGAGCAGCATTGATTTCTTTATTCTCAGCAGATGATAATGATATGGTTACTTGTAAGTCAGGTTCATGGTGGGAATTAAACCCACAAAGAGGTAGAGCTAATAACTCAGCAGTTTTACTTAGAAATAAAATCACAAAAGAATTTTTCTTAGATTTATGGAAAAGAGTTGAATTATCGGGAGCAGGTGAACCTGGAATTTATTTCTCTTATGATAAAGATTGGGGAACTAATCCTTGTTGTGAAATTGCTCTTAGACCCTTCCAATTCTGTAACCTATGTGAAGTAAATGTTTCTAACATTGAGTCACAAGAAGACTTTAACAATAGAGTTAAAGGGGCAGCATTCATTGGAACATTACAAGCCGGATATACTGATTTCCATTACTTAAGAGATGTATGGAAAAGAACTACTGAAAAAGATGCCTTAATTGGTGTTTCTATGACAGGTATTGGTTCTGGTACTGTTTTAGGTTATGATATGTCTGAAGCAGCAGAAGCAGTTAAAGAAGAAAATGCAAGAATAGCTAAAATAATTGGTATTAATGAATCAGCACGTACAACAACTGTTAAACCAGCTGGTACTACTTCATTAACCTTAGGTACTTCTTCAGGTATTCACGCATGGCATAACGACTATTATATTAGAAGAATCAGAGTTGGTAAGAATGAGGCTATCTATACATATCTAGCTATTAATCACCCTGAATTAATTGAAGATGAGGTATTTAGACCACACGATACAGCCGTTATTTCTGTACCACAAAAAGCACCAGCAGGTTCTATTCTTAGACATGAATCTCCTTTTGAATTATTAGAAAGAATTAAAAAAGTAGCTCAAGAATGGATTAAACCTGGACATAGAACTGGACAAAATACACACAATGTATCAGCTACAGTTTCATTGAAAGAAAATGAATGGGAGTTAGCCGGAGAATGGATGTGGAATAATCGTGAATATTATAATGGTTTGTCTGTATTACCATATAATGGTGGGACTTATCAGCAAGCTCCTTTTGAAGATTGTGATGAAGAAACTTATAATAGAATGATGAAATCACTTTCTAATATTGATTTAACTAAAGTTGTGGAATTAACTGATAACACTGATTTAAGTGGTGAGTTGGCTTGTGCAGGTGGAGCATGCGAAATAAAGTAAAAATTTCGTGGGGTAATGACACCACACTAATCCAACAGGTTCTTAACGCAATATATAATATTAGAAAAAAGAATGGTTAAAAAGAAACCCTCCTTATTGGAGGGTTTTTTATTTATTAAAATTTACATTTTAATATTTTCCCATAAATTACATGATTGAATATTTATTAATAAAAAGAATATGGGTGAAAGGTTTATAAACATTTCTTTTCCTTTTAGTGATGATTACAAGGGTAAGTTCATAAAAATGGAAAAAGAAAGTAAACGTGCGATAAAATCTGATTTATTACATTTATTGTTAACAGATAGAAGACAAAGATTGTATTTACCTAAATTCGGTGTTAATTTAAGACAATACCTTTTTGAACCAAATGAAGGGGCTGTTCAAAAAGCCATCCAATTAGAAATAGAGAAGGCTATACAAGAGTTCATCCCAAACCTAACAGTAATAGGAATAACAGTAACCCAATCGGAAAGAAATGAACACGCCGCAATTGTTAGACTAGATTATAGAGTAACAACAGCTGCTTTCGATGGTGCTGATTTTGTAGAAATAGAATTATAAAAAAATGGCAGCAAATGACAGAAAAATAAATTATTTTGCTAGAAACTTCTTAGATGTAAGAACAGAATTATTTAATTTCATTAAAAAATATTACCCAGATATATTCGCGGATTTTAATGATGCTTCAATTGGTACAATGTTAGTTGAATTGAACGCGGCCGTTGGTGATATGTTATCTTACCACACCGATAGGATGTTCCAAGAAACCCAACTAGACCACGCACAAGAAAGAAGGTCTATATTAAATATAGCTAGAACATTAGGATTAAATGTACCTGGAAAGAGACCATCTGTATCTATCGTTGATTTTTCTGTTAACGTTCCTGTGTATGGTGATACTTTTGATATTAGATACGCACCTGTTTTAAAATATGGGGCACAAGTTGTTGGTGGTGGTCAAACATTTGAGACACTGGATGACATCGATTTTAGTGAACCAGTTAGTAGTGGTGGTATACCTAATAGATTAGTTTTACCTAGTTTTAATAATAACGGTACTTTAGTTGGTTACACCTTGGTTAAACGTGAATTTGTTGTGGCTGGTTCTACTAATATTCTTAAAAAAAGAATAACAAATTTAGAGGCAATACCTTTTTTAGAAATTTTAATACCTGATAAAAATGTATTATCTATTGAACAAGTAGTAACCCTAGAGGGTAATGATTTAACAGGTAATCCGACATTAGCACAATTTTCAGACCCTAATCTAAGGTGGTATGAGGTAGAATCTTTGATGGAAAACAAAATTTTTCTTGAGGATAAAAATAGAGCTTCTGACAATAAAGGTGTGATACCTGGTAAATGGGTAAGTACTAGTAGACGTTTTATAAAAGAGTATACTGATTTAGGTTTTTGTAAACTAACTTTTGGTTCAGGTAATGCTGATGAAAGTAATTTACAACAATACGCTAACAACAATTTCATGTTGAGGATGGGAGACTTTATTAATACCACCTCAATGGGTGAAATACCTAAAGTAAACACAACCATGTATATTAGATATAGAACTGGTGGTGGTGCTTCTGGTAATGTTGGACCAAATTCATTAACTTCTTTAGGTACAGTACAGATGAATGTGACAGGACCAACACCACAGATTAATCAAAGAGTTAGAAATTCTTTAAGGGTAAATAACCCTGTTCCTGCTTTTGGTGGTGGTGATGCTCCTAGTACAGAACAAATTAAAAAAATGGTTAGATATAATTTTTCTTCACAAAATAGAGCTGTGACCCTGAAAGATTATGTTGTACTTATAGATAAAATGCCAGGTAAGTTTGGTATTCCTTTTAGAAATAATGTTTCTGAAAGACAAAACAAAATAGAGATTGCCATAATAGGTGTAGATTCGGCCGGTAAATTAAGTAATCAGTCTACAAATACTTTAAAAGAAAATATGGCCTCTTGGTTGGCTGATTATAGAATGATAAACGATTATGTTTTAATTAGAGATGGTAAAGTATTTGATTTAGCTTTTGATATAGATATTTTTATAGATAAAGCTTTCCCACAAGGACAAGTTATTTCTGGTGTAATATCCTCAGTAAAAGATTATTTTAATGTTAATAAATGGGATATGGGTGATAACATTTATTTATCACAATTAATTGAAAACATTAATAATGTCTCTGGTGTATTAAACGTAGTTGATTTTAAAATCTATAATAAAACTGGTGGCCAATACTCATTTAATAGTACTAGCCAAGGATTTATTGATTTTACAACAAATGAAATTGATTTAACAGAAGACTTTGCACTATTTGCTGAGTATGACTCCATGTTCCAAGTAAGGTTCCCAGAAACAGATATAAGAGTTAGGGTAAAACAATAATATGGAAAGAATATCTAAAGTACCTAACAGGTTAACTAGTAAAAATGCTATAGACAAAGATGATTTTGTTAGTATTGGTTTAAGTACAACTACAAAACCGATATTAGAATATGATCTAGTTAATGTAGTTAATCAGCAGGAACTTTATGAAAATGAAAGAAGAAAAGTTAGAAAATATAGATTTTCAGGGAGATTAAACACTTATACAGCAAACGAGTTAACCCCAACAACAAAAATAGAAAATCCTGATGGTACTACAACTGTGATAACGGGGGCATTAAATGAAGATTGGGACCCGTTATTTGATGGTGACCCACAACTAACCCCTAATAATTGGCTTTTACAGATATTATACCCGTTTAAAAAAGAATATGAATATATCATAAAATATGATAATGGAGACCCCTCAAATCCTTTAGTCATACAAACTAAGGCCGAGTTAGGTCCACAAATTAAAAAACTTTCTTTAGCAACACCTTCTGGTAGCGAAGAAAAAGTTTTAATAAACGGTGTTCAAAAACATGGGTTAAAACAAGATGATTTTATCTATATAAATGATACTAATATAATAACCAACCCATATAATGGGGTACATAGAGTTATTAGTATTGGTAATGAGGGCCAAAATATGGATACAGATTTTGTTATAGACACACCTTATGTAGGTGATTATCTTACGCCCTCCAATTACCGTAGAATATATAATCCATCACAGAATGATATAAATTACGCTAATGCTATTGAAATATATTCTATAACTGCCACTGATTATAATGGTGGTACAATAGGACAGTTTAATCCTGGTGATATAATTTATTCTAGGATACAAACACAAACACCACACAACTTAGTTATAACCACTGGTACCACTGTTAACCCCATAATAGATATTAGGGGTGTTGGTATTTTAAACGGTTTATTTGAAGTTGTTTCTGTTATTGACGAGTTTTTGTTTACTATAAAATTAACATTTTTTACAGTAAAAGGACAGTCACAGATATTCACACAACCTAGGCCAACTTTTAGAATTTTAGATGGTACACCATCAGAATATTATGTTAGAAAATTTAAAGTTTTAACTACTAATGATTATGATGTCTATGACTGTGCATTTAGTTCAAGTATTTACCCAGAAACAGTAGTCAATGAGTTAGGTATTTCAAATAAAACTTGGTTATACCATTTTAACAAAGATGTTGATGTAGAAACACTTTTAGATCACAATAATAAACCATTGACAGAACTTTATTTAGGTTTTATAAAAAGAGCGGGACAAAATACTTTTCCTTGGTCTAAAGTTACATCTGGATGGGATTTTAATAGAAGTATAATAAATACAACAAATGGTTTAGAAACAATATCTAACTATGTTAATAACGGTGTCGGTACAATAGAAAAACCAAGTAACCTATTTGATTATGTTGGTGATTTTGCTGAATATAATAGGGCTGAAATAAAAGAGAGGGTGGTCTCTAAAATTGTACACAGATTTGGTAAGGTAAGTGATCCAAACGGTGAGGGTTATTTTTTAGAACCATTTAAAAAACTACAAATAATGGTTTTTTCTGATATAATAGAGACTAGTAGTATAAATGAACCTACGGAAGGAATACCCAACTACGCAGAAACATACCCCAATGGTGTAATAGCTTGGAAGGATTTGTTAGATATAGGTTATATAGAACCTGAAAACGAAAATGGTGTTGATTACCCATTTGTTAATGGCGTACATTATTTTTATGGTAATTATAATTTTTATATAAGAAGACAAAGACCTATACCTGAAAAAGTATTAGACCAAGGGTTGATTAAAATTTCAGAAATACAAGATGTTTGTTAATGGATAGATATATTATAAATAGAAATTTAATACTCGGTAATGTAGTACAAAGAGAAGAAGACCTAGTTTTGGTTGATTTAAAGACAGATATTTACATACCAGTAAATATTCCTATGGAATTTACTACTGTAGGTTTAGATGAGACTATCACAAATTTAGTAAACATAGAAACAGAAAAAAGGATAACACCATTTATTGATGGTGAACAAATTGCCTATAAATTTACTGAAACTGAAGGTTGTACAATTAATTTTAGGTTTTATAATAAAGTAACAGGTTCTTTTGAACAAGATTATGCTGCTGTAGGTTTTGATACAACAACTGGTTTAACTAAAAGTTCTTTTTTAAGGAGTTTTTTCAGATTATATTTTTATGAAAACAATGAATTAGAAAATAGAAATTTACTTTTTTTCGAAGAACTAGACATAAACAGTACTGTACAACCTACTTTAAAATTAAAAAGATTTTATTTTTTTAGAAATTATAAAGATTTTTTAGAGACCAATAACAATAAAAAAGTTTATGTTATTGGTAGATTCTTTAATGCAGCAACTGGTAAGGTACACGACTTCATAAATACACCATTAAACTACACCACACCAATAAACATCACACAATTTAGCCAAAACCCTTCTTGGTGGTCTAGCCCTTTTACGATTATTAATCCTAAAAATAATAACGGTAATTACAATTTTTTTGTAGACCCATTTATAGGAGCCAACACCACAAATAGTATAACACTAACAGAACAAGTTATTTTGTAATGGAAAAATACTTAAAAAAAATAAAAGTTAATTTAGGTATTGTTGGTTTACTTGACCCTAACGATTCCGGTACCACCGTTACATATGTAAACACAGATGATTTATTTATACCATTTATATTAAAACAAAACATTAAAGACTTGGGTGTTTACACGGATTATAAGGAAAAGGCTGAAATTATTGATTTAGGTAATTTTTGGAATATCTCTAATAATGGGGTTAATGATGGGGGACAAAACCCTATAAGTGATGGGGTGAGTAATCCTTATGGTAATAATGATGGTGGTGATACATTATATTATGGTGATGGTAACTATACTATTTATGGTTGTACTGACCCTAACGCTTTAAATTATAATCCAAATGCTACAGTCGATGACGGTTCTTGTGATAATGGTGCTATTAACCTTGGGACAAGTGACAACACCACAAATGTAGATCAACCACAAAATTTAGGTGGTGGTTTATTCAAATTAAGTTCTGGTGACGTATCAGACCCTGGATCACTTAGCGATAGTTATTTAATAGATTTAGCTAATAAATGGTGTAGAGCAATACACCCAAGTTGTGGTGGAGCATACCCAATTTTAACAAATTGTACACCTAATGGTTGCCCAACGACCACACAAACGTGTTGTCCTGGCCCACAAAATACTTATAGACTATTTGTTTCTTCAGATTGTACAGGACAAGTTAATTGTGGAAATTATAGTGTAAACTATAATAACGCACAATCAATATTGTGTAACTCAAATAACCCACCATTCCCTAACATTATTAGAACAACATCGGATCCAAATAATAATGATGACTATAATGTTGTGTGGTATTTTTATTGTATACAAATATAAAAAATAAATTATGTATTTAACAGGATATACTAGTAATAGGTTACAAGAAGTAAAAACATTAGATAAAAATAACCCATATAAAGTTGGGGTTAATGGTGTATTTAATGTACAACCTAGTTATATTGAATATGAAATAGAGGGTATTTTTTATAAAACCTTTTTAAATGGTAATAGTGGGATACCTAACGATAGGACACCATCTAGAAAAATTT